GACATGATTATAGTAGTTGTTGAATCCGTTAGCCAAAGCAGCGCCTAAGCTATCGTGATTAAGTTTAAATTGATCCCAGTCGTCCATGTTGGACCCGAAGAACGGCTCAGCGATCACTGAGGGGCATGGAGTAACCCGGAGAAACTTTGAGCCTCGCTCTTGCTTTGTCCGTGGCTTAACGCCTCTGTCCCTGGTTTTAAATTCATTTACAACAACCTCCTGTAGACACTCAGCAATCTTCTTGCCCTTGCTGGACTTGTGCCAGTAGAGCATCTCGCTGCCGTGTGCTGACGCGCTTGCTGAGTTAAAGTGGAGCTCTATGGCCGCCTTGACTTTCTTGGTCTTTAAGAACGTCCCTAGCCACTCCATGGCATCAAAGTAGTTCTCTCCTTGATACTCACAGACAATCATACTGGGAACATCAAGGTGCTCCTTCATTGCCTTAGCGACCCGTAGGTTGTAGTCCCACTCAGTGGTAGTGTTGTCGCACGAGGAAGCCCCCATGTCTACCGCACGGCTATGCCCTACGCAGATCGCTAAGATCGGCTCAGCGTCCTCTTGGGGGACCTCTGGGCCACTGAACCATGCACTACAACTCATTCTCTAAGTAGTTAATGTAGTGAAGAAGTGCAGAGATGGTCTGTTTCTCGTCCTTGTCAAAGTCATGGGCATCAAGCCTCTGGATCATTTCGGGAATCCGGCTTGGCTTGAGTGTCGTGCACCCACTTGTTGATAAGGATGCGATGACGATTGTGCCTGCGATTAGCAAGCTCTTTAGTGTATTCATCTCTTATAGAAAGAAAAAGCCTCCCCAGTGACGGGAAGGCTATAAGTAACTTAACGATCGACCCGATCATTTGTCTTTGGCTTTCCCTACGTTAAGAGCAAGCCAGTCAACGACCTTGTAGAGCTTAGCAGCCCAACTATCATCGGTAGGCGTCGGGGTCAGCGCTGCGATGGCTGAGGCCGCTGCAACGATAGCAGTAAGGGTACTAATGAGGGTGTCTTTGTTGTCAATGATGTAGTTAATAATGTTCATAATCTAAAGGACGTCAGAGATTGCAAGGCGTCGTTGGACCTCGTTACGATACGCGGGGTCACTGTTATACCTGGGGTCACGCATAGCCATGCTGACTTGCTTGGACGAACCAAACGGAGCCACTGCATTGCCCGAGGTGTTCCCTTGGACGAGCGTAGGGGTTGCCCCACTGGCCGATTGATACTGAGCGTAGAGACCTTGGACTGCTACTTTAGCTTGGTCAATGGTTCCTTTCTCAACGATCTGGTTGAACGCATCTACCGAGGACTCATCGAGGGACTCATTGGCCCACTCAGTCATCGCTGCGTAGTTCTCTTGGCCTCCTGCAACCTCAAAGACGGCAGCGGTCTGACTCTCAGCGATTGCTTGTTGTCCAGCTATATACGACTCAACGAGCTCACGAGGAAGCCCTGAGCCCTCCAGTGACTTGAAGGTATCGTCACTGAGTGTCCCTGATTCCATGAACTCCTCAGTGGCTTGGTTAATTGATTGAAATGCCTCAGACGGCTCAGCGGTCTCGGTTGGTTCCTCAGTGGGATTGCCAAGCTTCGACTCTAGTTCACCATAGGCTTTCGCCATGTCTTCTGGGCTTGAAAACTTCTCAGGGAGCCACTCAGGGCGGTCCTGTGCTTGTTCCTCGGGCTCAGGCGCTAAGCCATCCCCGAGTTCTTGTTGTAGTGCCTCCTGCTTGTCATCCCAAGCTTGGGCCATTGCTTCTGTAGTATCAGTTGCTTCTTGTTCTTGCACTGACGGACTTACCATCGTGCTGGTTTGTAGTTCGGCCATTTATTTATTATTCGGGTTCAGGTGCCCCTTGTTGCCGTTGTTGTTCAATAGATTGGTCAGAAAGGGCCTTAATGCCCTGAGGTGCTACTTGCTGCAACATAGCCATCTGTTGGGCTTGTTGTTGTTCAGCTTGCATCTCTTCCTGGCTCTTAACGAGTCCAGCGGTCTTGATGCCTAACGAGGTTGCTCGCCTCTGGAAATATTCTCCAACATTCACAAACTCAGCAACAGCTTGTGGACCTACCACTTGCGCTGCGCCTGCAAGGAACAAGTCAAGTTTCTGGAGGTCGTTCCCTCGGCCTAGCGCCTCGACCCCTGTGATAATCACTGGGCTCACTACGTCCTTAGGGAGGGCAGGAAGCTTCTTCTTGCGCTTCATGACATCCATGAGCCTGTTGACAAAGGGCATCTGCATCTCAGTTGACAACAACGAATACAACCCTCCAAGGGCCGACTCGAGCTCCTGTGAAAGCATACGTATCTCCTCGGCAGTCACTCGCTCAGCATTACGCACAACACCCGAGGTAAGCAAGAAGGCCGAACCGAGTCGGTCAGAGATCACTTGGATCGACGCTTGGGCGGTCCTGAAGTCGTTCACCTTGTTTAGTTGTAGTGTTGTTACATCAGCAGCGTTGCCTTGGACGATAGCACCACTAGGGCTCTCAGCTAACGTCCGGGCCCGTGTAGTGCCATTAGGATTCACCAGGAACATCACCTTGGCCGCTGCCGCTGATCCCTCAACGATGGCCCGAGTGAGTCCCTCAAGTGACTGTAGGTCACCTAAGTATTCTTCGACATAACCACGACCATAACTCTCTCCGTCAATCCGGGAGAACCTCAATGGAATGAATGGATTCTTGTCAGCCTTCACTGTGCCCCCTGAGCTTGGCAAGGCGACTCCGTTGACATCTTGGTAAATCACAAAGTTATCCCCTTCCCGACAAGCAGCCGTGTAGAGGTGAATCTCGTCAGTGGGCTGTCCTCCAGAGCTCGCTAAGGCCTCCTTGACCTCATCGTCCACAGCCTCGTAGCTAAGGTTCTCTTTGGTGGCTATGTGAAGCACGTTGCCCATCGGGTCCCGGTCAACCACAAAGCGGTCCAAGTGAAACACTCGGATGCCTCCTTCGTCAGGTAAATACAACAACACATTACCAGTCACGATAAGATGCTTAAGGGCCGCATGGATAGCAGTCCGGTAAGCCTCACGGCTAATCTCACTCATGACCGACTCCTCGACTTGTTGTAGACTGGTTTCAATCTCGGAAATAAGCTCTTCAGGTGCCCCTTCGTTAGCCAGGGCATATTTGTCGATGTTCAATCGAAAGAACGGGGCGTTAGGCGGAAGGAGTGCTAACAGTAATTTAGAGGCGAGGTTATTTACTCCGCGAGCCCCAACGCCCTGAAAAGGTGTTTCAAGCCTGCTGTGTGCACCGTGCCCCTCTTCGGGCATGACATACGGAAGGGTAAGCTTAGAGCACGACCTGGCGCGGTCTAAGTATTGGTAGCGCTTCCCTTCAAGGGTGTCGTATACGGATTTAGCAGTTTTGAAATTCATGATAAGTCCTCAGTAGGTTGAGGTTTGATTGATAAAAATTCTAGTTGGGTAAGCTCTTGGACTCCATCAGTCCCCTCAAGCATCAGGTCGTCGTTAGCAGTGAATCGCCAGCAGTCGATGGCTATGAGTTTACCACTAGCATCAGTGGCTTCGGAAAGGTTTTCTACAGGTGGAAGTCCAGTGAGCGTAGTGCCTTGTTTGTTAGGATACCCACGGTCAGCGTCAACAGCAGCCACGAGTCCTGTGTAGACATCGGGTTGAACAACGTAATATCGAAACCCAGTGTCAGCGCGGGACTGTTCGATTTCTGTAAGTGGTTCTTGGTCTTCCATTAGTCTATCGGTTCAATTTCAGCGGGAAGTTCAAGTTCATCCAGTGCCTCAAGGTCTTCCTCAATAGGCGGCTCCCACTGTAGTCGTTGTAGGTAGGTCTCAAGGTCGATTTCCTCAATGCCCTCCAAGGTAAAGTCGTCGGTCTCAAGGATACCAGAACGCTTAACACAATACAACCTGTCGCTGTTAGTCTCTGGGTCTAAGAAAGTCTTATCCCACAGTGCCAGCCAGCGTTCGCTTTGTTCGTCAGGCAAACCTCGGGCTTCGTTACCGGATGCTGTGAGTGTCTCGTAGGATGCCTCGTTGCTGAACCTAAAGAATCTATGAGTTTCGTTTGTCATTGTTTTAAATATTAGGGTCAGTCCATTCGGAAGTCGCCATTAAGCTTAAGGTTTCTTGGTGACCTAGCTGCGGTTCTCCTTCTAAACAAGACGGGGTGTCGCCTTCAAATTTGACGAGTGCTTGAGTGCCGTCAACAGAACGCCTGAGTGTATCAGTTGAGTCTTGTAATACAGCATCGAAATCAATGTCGTCGATTTCTGAGGCATTAATAATGACGTAAGTTCGTTCCATCTTATGGGGTGTTTGTTTGGAATGTTGGGCCGTTGATTAGTGTGCCGTTATAACTGTTCGCTGAATTATCAGTGACTGTTGAACCGGTTCCGCTGTCGTTGTCTCCCATACGCCACCAAGCAACCAGAGTTGATAAGTTATCATAGCCGTTTGTGTTTACGTTTAGGTTAACTGGGCGACCTCCGTTGTAAATGGCAGTCACATCTGTCGCACTTAGTTCTGAGTTCCAAATCGCGACCTCATCGATGTTGCCGTTGAAGAATCTTTGAGCCGCATTAGCACGTCTTCCGATTGTAGCCGATGAGAAACTTGTCCCAGCAGAATAGGCGTTGCTTGTCGTTGTCTCTAGAACACCATCAACATAAATCTTTTGTGTAGAAGCCGTGACAACCACGACTGCCTGATGCCAATTACCATCGTTAACGGTTGATGTTCCATATTGGTCGTCGTCCGTGAAATCAGACCAACCGACCTTGTTAGTAACTACCGATAAAACACTATCATCATTGCCACCACCACTTGAAAGATAGCTTATTAATGTTCCTTCACTGCCAGGGCCGCCGTAGGATGCTGTTGTTTTAAACCAAGCTGAGAGCGTGTGAGTGTTACCAAGCACCGGAAGAGTCATTGACATATAGTCATCGGTCCCGTCGAACGCAACGCTGTAGGTGTTATTCAAACTAAGGTTAACATTATTGACTATTACCTGCCAACCTTTGCCAGACAGACTGTCGATTGCGGAGTTAGTCGTGGCACTGAGTGAGCCAGTGGCTGTGTTATATTTGATGGTTATCTCTGGCCCGGTTGAAGGAGCCGATTGACCGCTGGTATTAATTGAAACCAGAATGTTCTCCACGCTTGCCGAACTAAGTGCGTTGTTGTCGAGCCATGTGTTGAGGAAACAATAATCTTGCGGAGTCCCCATAGTGTCGAATGCGTTAGCTGGGAAATCGACAAGAGACTGACAATTTTGGAATGCTGTCTGGAAATCATCGCCCTTACTCAAATTTAAGTTTGAAGGCAGTGTGGTGAGAGCCGTGCAATTTTTGAATGCGCTGGTAAAATCAACCGAACTTGCCGAAGTTCCTAACAATGTCCCATCCTCAATGGTTGTTATGCCCGAGCCGCTCCACGTAAACCTAAATACTGTCACGTTTGGAGCTTCGAGTTTTCCGAAATTGGTTAGTGAACTACACCCCATCCAAGTTGAGTTGAGACTGGTTGCGCTCGGAAGCTGCATTGAAGGGAAGGTCGTTAGCGCACTACAATAATACCAACATAAATCAAAAGAAGAACCGTTTGAGAAATCACATTGCCCAAATTCTTGAAGCGATGTTGCCTGAAAGAACGATTGGTTGAAATTGGTGCCAGTGCTCAAATCCAACGCAGGGAAACTCGTGAGTCCACTACCTCGCCATGCGTCTATAAATCCGACTCCTGTTTTATTAGTGCCGAGTTTAATATCAGAAGGGAACGATGTCAGCTCATGGCAATCCCTCCAAGCTCCATTAAAGAATTTCCCGTTTCCAAGGTCTAAAGCAGGAAAAGAACTTAGTGTAGTATCACGCCATGTATCAGTAAACTGAACGTCTCCCGTGGCTGCTGTTCCCATTTTTATACCATCGGGAAATGAAGTTAAAGCTGACGAAGTGAACGAATTGGCAAAGGTGGTGCCGGTGCTTAAGTCGAGCGGAGGGAAACTCGTGAGCCCACTCGACTGCCATGCGCTCGTAAAGCTAACATTTGTCGCGCTTGTTCCTAGCTTTGCGCCGCTTGGGAATGAACTTAGGGACGAGCAGTTTTGCCATGTCTGAATAAAATTATTTGAATTACTTAAATCCAAATCAGGGAAAACTTCAAGAGAATAATTATTTAACCAACCGGCCTGAGCTGTAGTAACACTTGATGCGTCTACGTGTTTAAACTCAACAATGTCACCTCTCCCAAACCATGTGTGTGAAAAGTGGGAAACTGCGCCGTCTGCTGCGCCTCGGTCGATAAGTAACTTACGAGCGTCTTCGATGTCTTTGCCTGTTGCTGATGCTGGTAACAAGATGATTCCGTAAAGGTCTCCGATTGACCTTATGGCTCCAGCGTTACCCAAAAGATTCAACTCAGTGACCGCATCGTTATCCACGCGATACACAAAGGTTCCGAGTGACGTGCCTACGATTTGCCAGCCAGCTTGGGTTGTCGATGGGATGTCTAGGTGGTCAGTGTTGTCGGCAAAGGTAACCTTGAATCCGTCCCCGACTGGGCTGTCGTTGCTTGTGGATTGTGTGGCAAGCTTGTCGGTGTCCCCATTGTCACTGCCAACGATACGTCCGTTCCAAGCAGACGACCCTGATGAAATCGCTCCGACTGGTGCTTTCTGTGCGTCGTAGAAGTAATATCCGTCGGTCTGATGGCGTAGGAATACAAGGTTCCGATTATTAATATAATTACGAATCTTGCTCGCGGTCGCTTCGTCTGGCACAGAGTCAACACTGAAGAGTGCTAGATATTCTAGGTCGATGGCTGTGTTTGCTAACGATGGATTTATATACGAACCAATGTTGAACTTATCGCTGGCCGTGGTAATTGTATGCGACTCAGTTTTTAGATTGGCGTTGTTTACCTTTGAGGATTGAGAACCGTTTTGAATTTTAGATTCGTGTAATATATCACCATTACCATCATCAAACATTGCGACATGGACAAGGCTGGCAGTGGCTAATTTAAAGCGAGTGTGTAGGTCTGCCGTGCTGCCGCTCCTTATTGAAAACGCTGCCCCCGGCTCTCTGTCGTCTTCACCGCCGCTTGATGAGTTCGTCGAAAACACGCGCCCCCAACTTTCACCACCATCCCCAAGCACACTGAACGCCGCGAACATATATCCGCCGTCGATGTTGTTTGCAAAGAGACCTTGAAGACCATCGTTAGTCCCATCGAACCGCAAGACCGGCTTCTTGATAATCGTCGCGGGGTCGTTGCCGGATTGATTGATTGTTACCACTTGACCAGTCGCGCATTTGAACTTGGTGTCACCGTGGCGCACGGTGGTGGCCGTGAAGTCGCAGTTGAATACCTCAGTGCCTTCGATGGATAACGTGGCTTTCTTTATGTAGCCGTTAATTCGACCGATTGAGGTTCCATATTGGCCGTTGAAAGATAGGTGTGTGAAAGTATAAGTATTATCAGAAATGTTTGCCGTGTGCGTTGCCTTAGTTACTCCATCTTGTTTAAGCGTTGCCGTGGTTCCACTTCGCTCAACAGTTAAAGTTGACGCTCCAGTTGATAAAGGAGAGGTT